GGGGACCGCCGCCGGGGGTCACATTTTCAAATTCGCATGTTTTTGAGTAGCTTAGCAAGTACAACTAACGTGGAATTGCAGAGTGCTGAACGTAAGGTCTGATTTTCAGGAAAAATGTGAATTTGAGCCAATACGTGGTTGCCTCGAATGGCGAGGGGGTCATTTCGGAAACGGGTATGGTTCCTATTCGGTGTTGGGCGTTCAGCACGTCGCGCACGTCTACGCTTATGAGAGCGTCAAAGGCGCCGTGCCCGACGGTTTAGAACTTGATCATCTATGCCGGAATCGGAATTGCGTGAATCCATATCACTTAGAGGCGGTTACGCATCGCTTGAATACTTTGAGGGGTGTCGGGCCTGTAGCCGAGAACGCGAAGAAAACGCATTGCCCAAAAGGTCACGCTTACGAAGGCGACAACATTAAGATGGATGCCGGAAGCCGCAAGTGTCGGACGTGCGTGAATGAGAGAAAGAACGCCGCATATCACGCAACAAAGGCCCCCCTAAAACCCCACCGAAACGCCGCTAAGACGCACTGCAAGTACGGACATGCGCTCGAGGGCGACAACCTGCATATTTCTACGAGCGGGGCGCGGGTCTGCAGAACGTGCAAGCGCCGGCGGCGGAAGGGGAGCTAGTGCCATCGCTAAACGCGGACCTAAGCCGAAAGGCCCACCGAAAGAGCCCCGTTTAGGCACGCGCGGCCCGAAGCCAAAGGCTACGGCACTGCGCATCCTCGAGGGTAATCCGTCCAATCGGCCGCTGAATGAATTTGAGCCGGTTTGCTCGATGCCGCCGGTTAAGCCGTCGCTTGTCGCAATGGATGAAGTCGCGTCGCTTAAGTGGGATGTGATTATCGGGGCTATGCCGCCGCAGCTTTATACGGCACTCGATACGGATGTTTTGTCGGCGCATTGCTTGGCGTGGTCCTTACTCTCAAAAGCGCAGTCGGAAATTGATAGCGGCGGAATTATTGCGTTCAGCGTAAACGGAGAAGGGCCGGCAGCGGCGGTTAGGATATGGAAAGCAGCGGTCGAAACGCTTTTGAAGACGGCAGACCGCCTAGGGCTGCATCCAGGCGCAAGAGCCAGGCTCGAGATGCCCAAGCGCAACGAAGCGCCGCAGAGCAAATTTGCGGGCTTGCTTGGTCGCACCCCACAATAAGGAAAGCCCTGGCCGAAGATTGGAACCTCGAGCGCTGCCAGCGCATCATTGATTTTCTGCATAACCTCAAAGTGCCGAGCGGCATGGGCCAGGGCGAGCCCTTGGTGCTGATTGAGGAACAGCTAGATTTTATCCTCAATGTCTACGGTCCGCGTAATCCGAGCAAGTGCGATCTGCGGCGTATCCGTCGCGCGCTATTGTCCGTAGCCCGTAAGAATGGCAAGTCGGGCTTCGCCTCCGGCCTTGTGCTTGTGCATCTAGTAGGGCCGGAAGCGAAGCCTAACGGCGACGTGTATTCGGCCGCTACCGACCGCGAACAGGCGGCGCACATTTACAAGATGACCATGCAAATGGTTAAGCTCGATCCAGAGCTAGACGCCATGTGCAAATGTCTCGACACGAAAAAGCGCATCGTCTGCTATCACAACGGCAACTTTTATCAGTCGCTTGCCGCGGACGCGCGCCGGCAGCACGGCGGCAACCCGGTCTTTTGTATCTATGACGAGTTGGCGCAAGCCTTGGACCGGGAGCTTTACGATGTGCTCACAACGTCGTTTGGCGCTCAAGAGGAAGGATTGTTCCTCGTTATTTCGACGCAAAGCAGTGATCCGCAGCACATCATGACGGAGCTGTGCGACGACGCGCTCGCGCAAGAGGCTGGCACGCTAGAAGACCCGTATTTTTACGGCAAAGTGTACGCCGTGCCGGAAGGCGCCGACATATACGATGAAAATAATTGGAAGCTTGCGAACTTCGCGCTCGGTAAGTTCAAGTCAATCGAGCACATGCGCGCCCTGGCCGTAAAGGCTCGCAAGTCGCCGGCCGCTGAAGCCGCGTTCTGCGCGCTCGAGCTGAATATGCGCGTAGACGGCACGCATCGGCTTGTGAACAGCCGCGATTGGAAGGCGTGTGAAAGTCCGTTTCAGGCGTCAGAGATGCGCGGGCTTAAGTGCTATGGGGGGTTAGACTTGTCGTCTCGCCTTGATCTCACAGCCTTTACGTTGTCATGGGTTCAGCCTGATAACGTCTGCGTGGCGACTAAGACGTGGTTTTGGACACACGGTCACGAAATTGCCGATAGAGAGGAAAAGGACGCCGCGCCCTATCGTGTTTGGGAAAAAGCCGGATGGATTCGCATTCTTCCGGGGCGTGCGATCTCGTTTAAGGCGGTGGTGCAAGATATTGAAGCCATAATCGAAGGCCACGACTTGCAGGCTATTGCCTTTGACCGGCACCGCATTGACGAGCTTAAGCGCGAGATGGAGTATGAGAGTATCGAAGAGGAATACTTCAAGCTAATCCCTCACGGCCAGGGGTATATTGACATGGCCGGCGCGGTTGATGCGCTTGAGGAACGCGTTGTCCAAAACACGCTGCACCATGACGGCAACCCAATTGTCACTTATTGCCTTTCCGCGGTGAAGGTTCTCAAAGACCCCGCCGGCAACCGCAAATTTGACAAGTCGAAGGCTACCCGGAGAATTGACGGCGCGGTAACGCTCGCAATGTCTCTTTCAGCAATTGCGAAAGCAGAAAAACCGGAGCCAAAAGAGGTTTCCGTCTACACAAAGCGGGGAATGCGTGTCCTCTAGAAGCTCGGATTTGGCCTTTTTGGCCCCTCAAAGTATCAAAAAATTCATTTTCGGCGCTACGCAAACGACAGGTCCGGGCCGGATTTCGAGCACACCGGACGAGATTCAAGAGGCGCTTTTGCGCGAATTGGAGGGCTCTAAGAGCCTTTTCGGGCCGATTTCGGACGCTAACGCTATGTCTGTTGCGGCCGTTTGGGCGTGCGTGCGCCTGCTTTCGACCGCCGTCGCTATGCTTCCCGTCGCGCTCTACCGCAAAGACGGCGAAAAGAACGTTTTGGACGTAAAAAATCCGGTTCATCGCTTGATCGCGGTACGGCCTAATCATTGGCAGTCGCCGTTTGAGTTCTGGCAGATGGCAGTTGGCCGGATGCTCACAAAAGGCAACTTTTACGCTCAAAAGGTTGTTTATCGAGGCGAAGTAACGGACCTTTTGCCCCTTAGCTCTGACCGTGTAGAGCCGGTGCAGTCTATTACGAACGGAATCAGCTACGTTTACACGCGAGACGACGGGAGCAAGATTTCCTTCCCGCAAAAAGAGATTCTGCACATTCGTAGTTTGTGCCTTGACGGGCTGAAAGGGCTCGGAACGCTCGAATACGCGCGTAATTCCATTGGTGCGAACATCCATATGGAGATGCACGGCGCTGGCATGATGCAGAATGCGGCGACGCCAAGCGGGGCGCTCGAGACGGACCTTGAACTTACCGATGAAGCTTTCGAGCGTCTGCGTAAGGGTATCGATGAACATCACGCTGGCGCCAAGAACGCCGGCCGCCCCCTCATTCTTGAGAGCGGCTTGAAGTGGAAGGCCATGTCTATGAACGCGGAAGATCTCGCGTTCATTGATCAGCGGAAACTTACGCGGTCAGAAATAGCGATGTTCTTTGGCGTGCCGCCGCACATGATCGGCGATATCGAGCGCGGCACGTCTTGGGGCTCTGGCATTGAGCAGCAGAACCTCGGATTTCTAGTTCACACGCTCATGCCGTATCTCGTAAATATCCAACAGGCATGTTTGCGTGATTTGCTCCCGTTAGCTGAACAACCTAATTTCGTCGTCAAGTTTGACACGAGCATTTTGACACGCGCGGATTTTGTGTCGCGTCAAAACGGCCTCGATAAGATGAAGCGAAGCGGAGTGTTGTCGGCAAATGAGTGGCGCAAAATCGAAGGCTATGACCCGATCCCCGGCGAAGACGGCGACGCGTATTCAGTCTCGAGGGCCGGCGCGGACGCTCAACCCTCCGAAGGCTCGCGCAGTACGCCAGCCCGTCAAGGTGCAGGCTAAGGCTCAGGCAACCGAAGCTCTCTTCAACAAAGAGAACGCCTCTTTTGAGGTTTTTGCGCGCGACAACGATACGACCGAGATCAATCTCTATGACGAGATCGGTGGATGGTTTGGCATCACGGCGCGGCAGTTCCGCGAGAAACTAGACGGGGTTAAGTCGTCTAAGATCATCCTGAACATCAACTCCCCGGGAGGCGATGTTTTCGACGGTATCGCTATCTACAATGACCTACTTGCGCATAAAGCATCTGTTGTGGTACGGGTTACTGGTCTCGCGGCAAGTGCGGCTTCATTGATCGCAATGGCGGGGGACGAAGTACACATTGCGGATAATGCGTTTTTCATGATTCATAATGCGTGGAGCGTTGCTGTTGGCGATGCTCGAGCTATGACGAAACGGGCGAACCTACTCGGCAAGATTGATGCAGAGTTAGGCGAAACCTACGCCGCTCGCACGGGCGGCGACGCTGAAGATATCCGCGAACAGATGAACGAAGAAACTTGGCTCAACGCCGATGAGGCAGTTGAGCAAGGCTTCGCAGATCATATTATTTCGGCGGATGAGAAAGCGGACGCGAAAGCTTCGTTTGACCTTGCGCCGTTCAAGAATGTTCCGAAGGCATTGAAGCCGCGGCGCATGGCGAAGGCTAAGACGAAAGAGGAACCGGAACGACCGGCGCCCCCCGTCGAAGACTTTTCGTCACTCGTAGCCGCCATGAATGACGGTAACGCACGATTGGCGGCATTGATTTCACAAATTTAAGGAATTTCAAGCATGACGCTTATTAAGTCGGCCGCAGCCCGCGGCCGTAAGCCTCTTGTTGTGCCCGGCTTGCTGCCGGGAATGGCCCGCGCCGAGGCACCTACCGTCGCTGATGTTCAGGCGACGCTCAACAAGATGCTTAACACGTTTGAGCAGTTCAAAGCGCAGAATGACAAAGAGCTTTCTGAGCTGAAGAAGGGCGCCGCGGACGTTGTTACGAAGGAACACACAGACCGTATCAACGCGGAGATGACGAACCTTCAGAACGAACTGAAGGAAATCAATACGAAGATGGCAATCGCTGCCATCAACAAGACGAACGATAACGTTTCGCCGGAGGTTGCCGCCTATACGAAGGCGCTTTCAACCTACATGACGACGGGCGACGGGGAGCGCGAGCTTCACGCCCTGGCCGTCAAGGCGTCGATGACCACGGATAGCAAGCCCGATGGCGGTTATCTTGTCCCGACGACTGTTGAAACGGCCATTTCGCGCATTGTTGGCGTTCGTTCCGCCATGCGCGGGCTCGCGCGCGTTGTTTCGATTGGCGGCGACACATTTACGAAGCTTCACAACCTTGGCGGTGCCACGTCGGGTTGGGTTTCGGAAAAGCAGTCGCGAACACAGACGAACGGCCCGCAGCTTTCCGAACAGGAATATGTCACGAACGAGCTGTATGCGATGCCGGCGGCAACGCAGAAGCTCTTGGACGATTCGCGTGTCGATATTGCCGCCTGGCTCGCGGAAGAGGTTGCGATTAAGTTTGCCGAAGACGAGGGCAACGCCTTCGTTGAGGGCGACGGCAATAAGAAGCCGCGCGGCTTCCTCGCGCAGACGATGATTGCTAACGCTTCGTATGCGTGGGGCAAGATCGGCTTCACGTCGACAGGTGTTGCTAACAACATCTTCGACAATAGCAATAACGGCACGGACAAGTTGATTGATCTTGTCCACAGCCTCAACTCGGCGTATCGCGCGAACGCTTCGTTCCTTATGAACGATCTCTCGCTCGCCGCGGTTCGCAAGCTGAAGGATGGCGAGGGCAATTACCTTTGGCAACCGTCCGTGCAGGCCGGCGTTCCTTCGCAGCTTCTCGGCTATAGCGTTGTCTCTGACGATAACATGCCGGACATCGGAGCGAGCGAATTTCCGATTGCGTTTGGCGATTGGAACCGCGGGTATCTGATTGTTGATCGCATCGGCGTTCGCGTTCTGCGCGATCCGTACAGTTCCAAGCCCTACGTGCTGTTCTACACCACGAAGCGCGTTGGCGGTAACGTCCAAGATTTCGCTGCGATCAAGGTTCTGAAGTGCAGCACCTAAGCTGAGTTGTCGCGCTTCGGCGCGACTTCTCTACGCTTTGTTTCAACCGTTTTTAGGACACTGATTTAATGAAAGACATTCACTCAGGCATGAGCCTTATCGCCAATATTGGGCCGGTGACGCTCTCCGCGGACAACACGCCCGCGGCTATCGATATCCGCGGTTTCGACGGCATTGAGCTTATTTTCGGCGTCGGTGACGACGGCGTTACGTTCAGCGAAACGGATAAGCTCGAGATCGAAGTTTCGCACAGCGACGACAACGTAAGTTATTCGCGGCCGACTGCGGATGACTTCTTGGGCGAAGTTGCGGTGTCAGATGGGACTTCGGGCTATTCGAAGGTGCTCGCGTTCATCGCGGCTCATGCCACCGCGAACGTGTACCGTCTTGGGTACGTTGGCGGAAAGCGCTACCTGAAAATTCTCTTCAACTTCTCGGGCACGCACAACACCGGCACGCCGCTTTTTGCAATCGTTCTCGGTATGCATCCGTCTGTTGCGCCGATTGCGGCTGACGCGATCTAATACCGGCTAGAAGAAAGGACGCGAAGATGAACCTTTTGCTTGTGACGCCGCCGGCCGTAACGCCGGTTAGCCTTGCGGAAGCGAAGGAACATCTTCGCGTCGAGCATGACCTTGACGACGCCTATATAACGTCTTGCATCGCTGCGGC